CAGCTTGAGGCCTGGGATCGCCGTCCGGGCATTCGCGTGGTGCGCATGGGCCCGCCCGTCGCGAGCGGCTACTACCAGCGCGTGGGGATTGCATCCGGCCAGGCGACGAGCTTCGGGCATGCGCCGAGCTTGGACCGTGGGCTTTGGTACGCCGCGCACCAGTTCCGCGCCGATTGGGCCCTCGTGCTCGATGGCGACGTGCTCCTCCTCGACCCGGCGCTCCCGGTCCACCTCCGGGCGGCCGTCGAAAGGCTGGACCGCACCACGATTGTCGTGGGTGAATGGGTCGGGACGCCGGAGGACTGGACGCAGCCGCACTGGGCCTCGTGGCGCTGGCACGGGCACGGCGGCACCACGACCGACAAGGGGCTCGAACCCGTCCCCGCCGCCATTCGCGCCTACGGCTACGTCAACATGATGTGCTCCGTGGTGGATCTGGCCGAGTTCTGGGCCCCGGAGGCGGTCTCGCTCCAGAACACGGGCTGGGTCGCCAATCAGTGGTTCTACTCGCAGATGGCGCGGGGGAAGCGGAGCGCCTACTCCCCCTTCTTCCGGAATGAATCGGCCGTCCACATCGGCGGGGTCGCCGTGGCCACGACGCAGCAGGAGTCGTTCGGGAACATCCAGGGCGGCCGCCGCTACGGGCAGCGCGAGCAGGGCAACTACTACGCGGGCTACTTGCAGGTGTTGAGTGAAGCCGAGTTCATCGCGGCCCTCCGCCACCGCGCGCCGGGGGCGCTCCTCGCCCGCAGCCTCTTCGGCCCGCCCGTGCCCATGCCGCCCCAGTGGGAGCCCCAGGTGCTCAGCTACGCCGGGACTCTATTGGACGAGCGCCTGGATGCGGAGGTCCTGCCCCTGGGCTTCTATCTGTTGGATCCTCAGGACGACTGGCGCCCGCTGGCCAAGGCAGACGTGGAGTGCAACGGGCCCGCGGCGAAGATCCTGGACGTGCAGGGGACGACGGACGCGCACGCCCTCGCCTGCTACGAAGCCGTCTTCGAGCACACGGCGGCGCTGATGCGCCCGCAAGTCTGGACGCCGACCGCGCTCGCGCAACGCCTCGGGTCCACGCGCGAAGTCCACGAGGTGCAGGGCGAGTGGAACATCCGGAGTTGGCGCTACTTCGGCCGGGGCACGCCGCAGTGGCGCTGGGCCGAGCACTTCGGCTGGGGGCGCGCGCTGACGGGGCCCCTGGAGGTGCAGACACGATGACCCCCGCGAGCCGTCTCCTGCTCCTCGTGGCCACCATCCTGGCGACGGTCGCCCTCGTGGTCTACCTTACGGCGCAGCCGCACTCGGCCGACTACGGGATCATTCAGCGCCCGGCGGAGGCCCCTACGGGCACCTGGCCGACCCTGTACCCCCCGCCCCGGCAACCTGGGGGCTACCTCGATGAGTTCACCGGCCAGCCCCGGAGTACCCCATCTCGATGACTCGACCCCTCCGCTCCGTCCTGATCGGCGACGTGGACTTCTACCCGTCCGAGTTCGCCTTCGGCGTCAACCAAGCGCTGACCCGCGCGGGCCACGCCCACACCTCCGTGAATATCCGGCACACCCTCACCACCATCGCCAAGCGCGTGGAAGAGATGCAGCCCGATCTCATCTGGGGCCACATGCTGCTCTGGGCGCCGCCCGGCGAAGGGGAACCGACCGAGGTGCGCCGGGGCATGACCTGGAAGACGGCGGGCCTGCTGGATCTCTGCCACACGTGGCGCGCCAAGGGCGCCAAGGTCTTGATCCACGACGGCGACGCGCGCCTGGAGACGCGGTGTCCCACGGACGTGTCGGACGCCATTGATCTGGCCCTCTGTAACCACACGGCGGATCGCTCGGTCTGGAAGATCCCGCAACTGCATTGGCCCTACTTCGCCTTCGACCAGGCGCAGATTGCCGACCCCGTGCCGGAGTTCACCTGCGACCTGGCCTTCGCGGGGCGCCTGTCCACCGAGGGAATCTACGCGGACCGCACCGAGTTGGTGTTGACGCTCAAGACCAAGCTCGGCGACCGCATGAAGCTCTTCCCCGGTAACGGCATCGCGCACACGCTCTATCGGACGCCCGAGTTGGCCGCGAGTGCGGACGCCATCTTGGGCTATGGCCGCCCGGATCGGAACGGCTGGCTGGATGTGCGGACCTTCCAGTACCCCGGGGCCGGGGGCGTGCTGCTGAGCGACGATGTCGGGGGGTTCCTCACCCCCGAGATCCACTACCTGCCCTATGACGGCACGGGAGGGCTGGCGGATCGCGTCGACGCGATCTTGACCCTGCTCGACTACAGCAAGCCGGAGGATCGGGGCCCCCTGCGTGCGGACGCCTTCGCCCATGTCCAGGCGCACCACTCCGCCACCGCGCGCGTCCGCCAGGCCCTGACGGCCGTGGGGCTGACGCTGTGACACCGACAAGGAAACCCGATCTGGTCCTATCGGGGCGTATACCTCGCGACGGATCAGATCGGCATGGGGGCGGGGAGTGCCTTGGGGGTATACCGGCATGGACAAGCATGTCGCCCCTTGGCACTCTTCGCTGCCCATGGTGGGGGCGCGGGCGATGAGCCATGTGCTGCTCTGGATTGTTCTCATCTTCCTGTTCATCTCTCTCGCAGGGGGGCGCCAGGAGATGCTCCGCGAACTGGAGCGCCTCAGGTCCGAGGTGGGGTCACTGCGGGCCTATCAGACCGAGGCCGAGGATCGGATCCGCACGCTCTCCCGCTGTGTCGAGCGCATCCTGGCCGGACAGGCGAGCGCCGCGCCCTGCGCGGTCCCGCTGGGGGGCGGCCGATGACGCGACTCTGGGCCTATCGCCTCGGGCGGCGGTGGGAGCGGTGGCGCCCCTTGCCCGCCGAGCGGGAGGTGGTCGAGGGCGACTACACCACCACCATCTATGGCTGCGGCTGTGAGATCTGGTCCGGCCCCGACATCATGAGTTCGACCTACTGCTGGCCGCACGGCCTGCTTGCGCGGTGGCGCACGGCGCGGGAGTTGCGCGCGATGCGGCGGCGGCAGGCTGCCAACGCCGCCCAGGATCTGCGGCAGTACCAGTGTGATCGGTGCGGCTACTGGACGCGCAACCCCTCGGTGCGCACCCGCATATGATCAAGCCCAAGGGCGAGATGCGGCGCCGCACCACGATGACGCCCGGCTTCGACTTCGCGGGCTCCCACCGCGGCCCCTTCGCCCGGCTAGTTCACCCCAACGGCCACGAGACCATCTGCACGGAATGGCCCGGGACCCTGCTCGCGCTCCTCAAGCACGGGCTCTTGGTCGGGGCTGCGCTCGAAGAAGCCCGCCGTCTCAAGGCGCGCGGCATGGAGGTGATGTACCTGTGAGTCGCGTCCCGCCCCGTCCGCACGGCTGCCCCACGTGTGGCGCGCCCACGGATACCGAGACGCGCCAGATCATCCTGGCCATGCTGGAGCAGGCGCTGCGCGCCAAGAACAGCACGCTGGATTTCGTCACCATGGAAGTGGTCCTGCGCGATCTCCGCGCGGAATGGGAGGTATCGGACGCCCGATGAACGTCTATGAGACCCTCGACCTCACCGACCCGAGCGACGGCAAGATCATCGGCCGTCACGGCGTCTGGCTCCCGAAGCTCCAGGTCAAGGTCCCCTTCCAGTGGGGTGGTCGCATCCAGAAGTACCAGCACCCCCGGGAAGCCTCCTACCCCCTGGCCATGCTCGGCGAGGAAATCGCCATCCTCCGTTACCTCGCGAGCCAGCAGATGGCCCCGCCGATTGGCCAGTGGGTCTACTTCAAGACCGTGATCTCGGAGCATCCGGGCGGCTGGTGGGCGGATCCCTGCGGGGCCTACGGCTACGAGATGGCGGACGCCACCACCCTCAACGCGGGCGCCTTCGACTTCGACGTACTTCACGGGCAAGGCATGGTGTCGGGCTCGCCGGGGGCCTGGCACGATCTCCTCAAGCCCGGCAACGTGTTGAACGGCTACCTGGTCGACATGCATCGCTCGGGCTGGGACCGCCTGCGCTGGGAAGGTACGCCCCTCCCCGTGCCCACCTACATGGAAGACCGGATCAAGCTGAAGACGGACCTCCATCGCCTCGGCCAGTTCCCCTTCAAGGAACGCGATCAGGCCTACCAGGAGTATTACCTCGACGGGCGCTGGTGGACCGGGGAGCGCGAGGTGGTCAAGCGCGCCGCCCTGCTCCAGTACCAGGTGAACCCTGGGGACTCGGTGCTCGATCTCGGCACCTGCCTCGGCGGCTTCCTCATGCGCGGCTGGCAGCGCGCGCACGGGGAGGGCGTCTTCATCGGGCTCGATTCGCAGCCCGAGTACGTGGATCTGGCCCGCCGCCTGGCGCGTGCCAACGGGGCCAACCTCTGCATCCGCCAGTGGGATCTCAGCCGGGATCTGCCCCACTGTGACGCCCTCCGCGTCTGGCTCACCGATGTCATGGGCCCTGACGACACGCCGGATCGCCGGGCCTGGGCGACCCCCGACCTCGACCATCTGCTCTTGCTCTCCATGCTGAAACATCTCCCCCGGACCGAAGCGAGCATCTGGGACATCGTCGACTCACTGCGTCCCCAGTGGGCCTACCTGGAGACCAATGCGGTGAAGGAGGGGATGCCCGCGCCCATGGGCGATGCGGTGGCCCGCCGCGGGGGAACGCTCACCGGCTGGAGCACGGATCGCAACCGACGCGCCTGCTACAAGGTCCCCGGCCGTGCGTGAACCGCAGCGCCCGGTGCTTCATGGCGAGCGGTGCATGTGCCTGGCCTGCCGAGCCCAGCGCGTGAAGCAGGCCGCCCCCAAGCCGAAAGCCCCGAAGAAGAAAGGATAAACCCCAGCATGGTGCCGATGGAACTCTATGAGGTCCACGACATCGCGAAGCTCGCGAACCGGACGGGCCGCGCCGTCCGGAACTGGGTCGCCCAGGGGCGTCTCCAGGCCTTTGCCGTCACGCCCCGGGGGTGTCACCTGTTTCACCCCGACGACGTTCATCACTTCCTCGCCACCCGGCTCGCGCTGGGCCGCTTGCCTGAGCCCATCGACCTGGAAGATTAAGGTCTTGGGAGTTCCCGGGGTCAGCGGCCTACACTACGGGAGACTATGGCCGATGTTCCACCGGGGCCCCCGTCCGACGTCGGACCGCCCCCACCGATCTCGCTCAAGAAGGCCCGGAAGAAGAAGGGGAAGCAAACCCGCCCGGCCCTGATCGCCCGGGAACCGGCCCTCTCCCCCCGCGAAGCCCAGTTCGTCACCGAGTACCTGAAGGACCTCAACGCCACCGCCGCCGTCCAGCGCGCGGGCTTCAACTTCGAGAGCGAGGGCGCCGCCCGCGTCCATGCCTCCACCCTCCTCCGCCGCCGCCACGTCGCCCTGGCGCTCAACCGGGCCTTCGAGGCGCGCCTCCAGCGCAACGACGTGCAGGCCGACCAGATCATTGCCTCCCTCAAGGCGCAGGCCTTCTACGACATCCGGGACGTGATCGACAACTGGAACGGCATCGTCACCCTCAAGGACCTCAAGGCCCTGACCCCGGAGCAGGCCGCGGGCGTCGAGTCGATTGAGATGACGCAATTCGGCCCCAAGGTGAAGTTCGCCGACCGCTTCGCGGCCCTGACCCTGCTGATGCGCCATGCCGGGATGCTCCAGCACGGCGGCACGCGCGTGGGGATTGATCCCCAGACCGGCCGCGTGGGCGTCGAGATCACCGAGGGCGGGGAGCGCGAGGTGCTGGTGGTCTACCACATCCCCGACAACGGCCGTGACGCGCGCCCCGTGGAGGCGCTCGCGGTGAATGGACACGGGACTGCCCCAGGCTGAGGTCAGCCGCGCCGCCCCCGAAATCATTCGGCCGCAGCCTGGGCCGCAAGAGCAGTTTCTCTCGACCCCTGCCGACATCGCCATCTATGGCGGCGCCGCGGGTGGGGGCAAGTCCTGGGCCCTCCTGATCGAGCCCCTCCGCCACGTGCGGCGCAAGGGCTTCGACGCCATGATCTTCCGGCGGACCTCTCCCGAGTTGACAGCGCCCGGTGGGCTCTGGCCCGCGTCCTACCGGGTCTATCCCCCGATGAGCTACCGCGGGCGCGCCCCGGTCGCCAACAAGACGGACCTCCGCTGGACGTTCCCCCCCTACGACGCCACGATCCGCTTCGCGCATATGGAGCACGAGGACACGCATTACAACTACCGCTCGTCGGAGATCCCGCTGATCGGCTTCGACGAGTTGACCTCGTTCACCGAAGACCAGTTCTTCTACATGCTCTCCCGCAATCGGTCCACGTGCGGCGTGCGCCCCTACGTGCGCGCGGGCTGTAACCCAGATTCCGAGTCCTGGGTGGCGAAGCTGATCGCCTGGTGGATTGACGAGCGCACGGGCTTTCCCATCCCCGCGCACGCGGGCAGGCTCCGCTGGTTCGTCCGCCCGGAGGGGGTGGAGATTGTCTGGGGCGATAGCCGCGAGGAGTTGGTGGCGCGCTACCCCGCGCTCCTGCCGAAGTCCCTGACCTTCATCCCGGCCAAGCTCCAGGACAACCGCATCCTCATGCGGGAGGACCCCGAGTACCTGGGGAACCTCCAAGCGCTCCCCCTGGTCGAACGCGAGCGCCTGCTCGGCGGCAACTGGCGCATCGGCCCCAGTGCCGGGCTCATGTTCAACCGCGCCTGGTTCCCCCTGGTCGAGCAACCCCCGTCCGACGACCAGGTGCTGGCCAAGGTCCGCTACTGGGACAAGGCCGGGACGGAGAAGGATGAGAACCCGGGCTCGGCCTACACGGTGGGCTGCCTGATGTCGCGCACGTTTGATAACCGCTTCTTCGTGGAGGACATCGTGCGCGGCCAGTGGGGGGCCCTCGCGCGCAACGAGGTCATCAAGCAGACGGCCGTCATGGACGGCCCCTACACGACCGTCTGGATCGAGCAGGAGCCCGGGTCGGGCGGCAAGGAATCGGCCGAGCAGTCCATCCGGGATCTCGCGGGCTTTGCCGTGCATGCCGAGCGCGTAACGGGCTCCAAGGAAGCGCGCTCCCATCCCCTCCGGGGGCAAGCCGAGGCGCGCAACGTGCGCGTGGTGCATCGGCCGTGGACCAAGGTCTTCCTGGACGAACTGCACAACTTCGTCCCGGACGGCCCGGGCCTGAAAGATCAGGTCGATGCGGCCTCTGGCGCCTTCAATAAGTTGGCGGCAGCTATCGTGGTCAACCCCTATGATCCAGAGAGAGAACTCCTCGACGGCATCCCAGAAGAAGAGTACGGAGGCGAGCTATGACGGGCCTTGAATACGGCCGCTACCAGTTCTGGCCGACACCGCTCCCCTGTCCGACCTGTGGCCGCTGCCCCACGTGTGGCCAGCAGCCGACTCTGCCCACTCCCGCGGTTGAGGGCGAGATCACCTGGAAGCCCGCGCCGAAGGGGGGCTGATGGCGACCAAGCGCCCGAGTCTCAAGGCACTCCGTGAAGAGGCCGAGCGGCGGGATCTTGAACTGAATATCCGCGCTATGGAGCACCAGGAAGTGCTGCTTCGGCGGATGACCACGACGGAATCACGCTTGGCGCTTCAGGACGCCGATGAGGCCGACTGGGTCAAGATCTCCTCCGGGGGCTCGATCCTCGCCTCCAAGGATCTGCCGGAGACCAACCGTGATCCGGGCCAGATCCGGCGCCTGGCCTATCGCATGTGGCGCTTCAATCCCCATGCGCGCGGCATCCTCCGGAACTTCGAGAAGTTCATCATCGGGCGCGAGTTCGGCCTGGACTTCGCGGATACGACCAAGGGCAAGTGGAACGCCAAGCGCACCAAGCTGGTCCCCATCCTCGATGATCAGGTGGAGCCCTTCCCCAAGGCGCGCGACCTGGCCCCGCAGTATGGCGACCCGGAGGAAGAGGGGGAGCCGACCGACGCCCCCGACGAGGGGGAGACCCCCGAGCCCAAGATGAAGGCCTCGGAAGTCCCCATGATGGTGCGCGAACTCTGGGACGACTTCGCCGAGATGAATCAGTTCAACCAGTTGATGAAGGAGATGGTGCGCCGCTCCTTCCGCGACGGCGGGGCCTACATCCGGAAGTTCGTGGTCAAGGGCTTCGTCTTTCTCCGTTTCGTCGAGCCCGATCTGATCCAGAACCCGACGACATCGAGCCAGGCGGTGGGCGAGGTGAAGAAGGGGGATCTGGGCGAGGAGTGGGCGCGCGTGTATGGGGAGGGGAACCGCGATCTGGTCGGCGAGCCCACCACGATCAAGGACGGGGTCGAGTTCCTCGCCACCGACCCCGTGATGATCGTCGCCTACTGGGTGAAGAAGACCGCGCAGGACCGTGACCCCGAGCGGGTGCCCGTGGCCGAGATGGCCGTGACGCGCCCCTTCGCGGACGCCAACGACCCAACCGGCATCCTCCTCCTCGAAGTCGTGATGCGCACCATCTCGAACTACACGACCTGGGAAGAGTACCGGATGCTGCTGAACAAGTTCCGCTCTGCCATCGTGCTCCACCGGAAGGTGGAAGGGACGGCGATCCAGGCGCAGAACATCGTGCAGGGGCGGCAGTCCGCGCGCCCGGCCCCGCTCGGTCGCGGGGAGGCGACCACGTCCTCCGGACGGCGGGAAGCCATGCCGACCAGCGGCACGATCATCACCTCGCCCCCGGGCGTGGAATGGGAGTACAAGCGCCCCAACCTGGATGCGGCCGATGCCGAGCACGATGGGCGCCGCATGCTGCTCACCGCGGCGGCGGGCGTGGGGCTTCCGGAGGGCATCGTCACCTCCGACTGGTCCAATAACTCGTATGCCTCCTCGGTCGAGAGCCGGACCCCGGCGGTGCGCGAGTGGGAGGACTGGCAGGAGTTCTTCGAGGCCCCGATCCGGCGCATCGTCAACTGGGTGCTGGAGGCGGGGATCGAGTCCTTCGGGCTCCCCAAGGACATCGACCGCAAGCTGACGATCCAGTGGCCTGCGCTGGTGACCAAGGACGCGGACAAGGAGACGACCCGGAGCGCGACGCTGCATCAGGCGGGCGTGCTCTCGCTGACGACCTGGGCGGCGCGGGAAGATCTCGTGCTCGAAGACGAGATCGAGAACATGCGCCAGGAAGCGGAACTCACCGGGAAGGTGCCCAGCCCCATCACGCCGAACATGGAAGATCCGGCGACCGCCGATTACTTCCGCCCACCGGATGCCGAGACGGGGGATCCGGGCGGCGGCTACTTCGGGGAAGCGAAAGAGATCGACTACTTCGGGCAGGAGATCATCGAGGGGGCAGCGGATAGCCCCTTCCGCAAGAACGGGCGCGGCCCGACGAAGTGACCGTCACCCGGAGCGCAGACGGCACGTTCGCGACGAACGGGCCGTGCCCAGAGCAAGGCTGTGGCCGCGTGCGCGGGCATGGTGGCTCTCATCTCCCCGCCCCGCCAGATCTGCTGGCGTCGATCCCGGACTCGCTCAAGAAGGCCGAGGAGCAGACAGCCCATCGCGAGGGGACCGTGGCGCGGGCCCTTGCCAATCTTCCCATCGGCCATCTGATCAAGGGCCGCGGGGAGACCTACCAGCACACCGATGTCGCGGGGGAGAAGTTCTGGATCGGGGTGCGGAAGGGCAAAGCCTTCACGGGGCGGCAACTCTATCTCCACCTCGGGAGCAAGGCGCTCATCCCCCATATCGGCAAGGCGGCGGTGGGGCAGGAAGCCGTCACCCGCACCAACGACGGCAAGTTTGCCACGCAAGGCCCCTGCCCGGAGTCGGGGTGCGGGCGGGAACGGGGGCATGCGGGCGCGCACAAGCAGCGCCAATCCCACGAGATCACCGTTGCGCCGCAGTGGACGCAGGTCGCCTCAGATCTGGCGCACTTACCTGTTGAGGATCAGTACGGTCCGGCCATCATGTTGGACCGGATTCTAGATGGTGCGAAGGACAAGGTGGCTGATCTGATGGTGAAGGCTCTCCCCAGCGGCCAACTGATGGAGTATTGGGGGGCTGGGGGGAACGTCGAGACGACCGCGCTCCGCATTGCCGCGCGTTCCCTCTGGGGCGGAGAAGTCTTCTCGGGCCCGGCTCCGCTGGATGTGAAACAAGGGCAGCGGCCGATGTCAATGGACGAGCAGAAGACCGCGTTCGATAAGTTCACCGAGAAACGCGCCCGCGTCGCTCGGGGTCAAGGCTCCGAGGAGTTCTCGTCCCAAAACGAATTGCTCCAGGGCCTGCGCTACTACCTGCAAGCCCAGCACGCATGGACCCAGGAGATCCTCCGCAAAGAACTCCCCGAAGGCTCGATCACGCTCTATCGCGGGATGCAGTTGCCGGACCGGGCAATCAATACGCTCAAGTGGGTCGAAGGGCAGGACGTTCACGTAAAGGTCGGCGCGCTGTCGAGTTTCACCTCCGACCTCGATACGGCCAAGCGGTTCGGCAACACGATCATCGAGATCAAGATGCCGACCAAGCAGATCGTCAGTTCGCTCTGGAGTGGCATGGGGCGATTCGACGAAAGCGAGTTTGTCGTTGCCGGGGATGCGCAGAAGTTCGCTGCCAAGATCGTCAAGGCTCAGAGGCCGCTGAACGAGGCGCGCACGCCTGAGGGTCTTACCCTCATCGCCAACCTCGACGCCATCGACCTGAATGGCCCGGACTGGCTGCATCGGGATCGGATGCAGCAGGAGGCCGTGACCCGGACGCAGGATGGCAAGTTTGCCAGCCAAGGGCCGTGTCCGGAATCAGGGTGTGGGCGCGGCGAAGGACACGCGGGCTCCCATGGGCCGCGGCACCCCATCGAGCGGGAGGTGGCGGTCGATCCGGCGTGGCGCGACCAGGTGAGGGCCGCGAAGGCCCGAGCGATCACGGCGGATGCGGGGACAATCCTGCTCGATCTCGTGCGCACGACGCCCGAGCCCAATCCGCTGAACGGGCTCGTCATCCAGCAGGATTGGCGGACCGGCTCATCCTTCGGTGAACTCAGTCTCCGCGTCGCCGCGAGCACGCTCTGGGGTGGCGAGGTCTTCTCCTCGATCTGGACCCGCACGGGCATCCCGGCGCCGCTCCGGCGGGACCATTGGCCCGAGGCGCTGGACGAGTTCCGCAAGCTCAACATGGAGGGCGACTACCGCCCCGAGCGGCTGCTGGCGCACTTCCAGGACTATCTCCAGGCCCAGCACGCGCTGACGCAGTCCTACGACCTGGGCGATCCCACCAAGGACACCGTCACGCTCTACCGCGGCGTCTCCCTCCCCATCAAGGGCACGATGAGTCCCGGCCGGATCGGACGACTCCTCCAGGGCTGGGCCGAGGGGAAGGACGTCGAGGTCAAGCTCGGGGCGCTGTCGAGCTTCTCCGAGCGCCGCGACATCGCCGAGAGCTTCGGCCCCATCGTCCTGGAGATTCAAGTCCCCAAGAACCACATCGTCGCCAACTACCGGACCGGGCTCGGGGTCGAGCGCGAGAAGGAGTGGGTGGTGGCGGGCGATCAGACGAAGTTCAAGGCGAAGATCCTGCGGATGCCGTCCTGGTGGAAGACGCCGCAGTGGACGCCGGAGACCGCCGCGACGTCGATGGCCACGCAGGAAGCCGTTGAGGACCTGACCGTCAACCTGGACGAACTGGACCAGGATTGGCTGAGACGCCGGACGCATCAGGAAGCCGTGACCCGCGACGCTGATGGCAAGTTCGCCTCCCAGGGGCCGTGCCCGGAGTCGGGGTGTGGGCGCGGCGAAGGGCATACGGGGGCGCATGGGCCTCGGCACCCCATTGAGCGTGACGTGACGGTCGATCCCGAGTGGACCGCGACTCTCAAGGCCATGCTCGATGACGGGACGGCGAAGCGACCCGAGACGACTGATTCCGATTACGACGCATGGAACAAGAGCCTCGATGCGCTCGACCAGGGGCTCTATGGGCGCCTCGACCAGGCGGAAGAGCACGGTGAGCCGGGCGCGAGCGAAAAGAAAGATGCCTTGCAGTGGTTCACGCTGCGCGATGTCGCGAATTTCTGGGCGGGGGAGGACCGGGAACTGGTCTCCAGGAGCCTACGCCAGGCGGCCCGGGAACTCTGGGGCGGCGCGGTGTTTAGCTCCGCGGGTCCACTATCGAGCGCTGATGCCTATGCGAGCGCCGAGCAATTCATCGACACGCAAAAGCAGTCCCAGGCCCCCGACGCGCGCGCCTCCCGCACGCCTGGCTCCAACGTCACCGCCGCGCTGGGCGAATATCTCAAGGGCCAGCATGCCTGGACGCAGATGTTGCTCGCGCGTGCGCCCGACACTATTACGCTCTACCGCGGCATTATGCCGATTACCAAAGACAAGTACGGGCTCCTCCGCACGTGGCGCACGGGCGGGAAGATCGACGTCAAGCTCGGCGCCCTCTCCAGCTTCACCACCGAACGAGCCGTAGCGGAAGAGTTCGGGGTCGACGGCTGGGTCCTGGAGGTCAAGGTGCCGAAGGAGTACGTAGTCGCCACGCATCGGACCGGGCTCGGGCATGGGGGCCAGAAGGAGTGGGTCGTTGCCGGAGATCTGCGGAAGTTCGCCGCGACGGTGCTGTCAGCCCCGCGCGAGTTCGAGAAGGCGTTGCAACGGCTGCCCAAGACAGCGACCGAGGCTGTCGAGCCTGCCGATGCAGTCAACCTCGACGCCCTAGACCAGGACTGGCTGAGACGCCGGACGCAGCAGGAAGCGGTGACGCGCGACGCCGATGGAAAGTTCGCCTCCCAGGGGCCGTGCCCGGAGAGTGGGTGCGGCAGGCGTGACGGGCACACGGGCGCCCACGGTCCGACGTCGGACGGCGATCTGCCCGATGCCTCGGGCTGGGAGCCCGTAGGTGGGACCGCCGCGACTCACACCTTCCACGGCGGCTTCTACCGCGCCCCCTCCGGCCAGGTCTACTACGTCAAGGGCGCGGCCGACGACGAGCACCTCCGCATTGAGGCCCTCGCCAATCGCCTGTACCGGCAAGCGGGCGTCCCCGTCGCCAAGGGCTTCCTGGTCCAGCAAGGGGATGCGCTCCGCTACGCGAGCGAGCGGGTGTCCGGCTCTTCGGTCGACGAGGCCGACGTGGCGCACCACCCGGACGTCATGGCCGGGTTCGGGGTGGATGCCTGGTTGGGCGCCTGGGATGTCGCGGGGATGGACTTCAGCAACCTCATCCTGACGCCGGACGGGCACATCGTGCGCGTGGATCATGGGGGCAGTCTCCATCGGCGCGCGCAGGGCGGCGTGAAGAAGCCGATGCAGTGGACGGCCGCGGTGCCGGAACTGGCGAGCCTCCGCAACCGCGATCTGAACCCGGGCGCCGGGGCGATGTTCGAGGGGATGCGCCAGGAGGACATGGCGCGCGCGATTGCCCGCGTGGTCGAGCGGATCTCGGATGCGGCAATCGACCGGCATGTGGCGGCGGTCGGTCTCCCCGCCAAGGACGCGACGATTCTCAAAGCGCGGCGGGCGACCCTTCGCACCTGGCTCCAGGACCATGGCGTCACGGTGTCGGAGGCGGTGACGCGGACACAGGACGGGAAATTCGCCAGCAACGGCCCGTGCGCCGAGACGGGCTGCGGATTCGCCAAGGGACACAAGGGTGCGCACGCGGCACGCTGGACCCACGAGGGCACCGAGGCCGAAGCGCTCGCCGCGATCCAGAACACCCCGGGGGCGAAGATCGGGCCCGAGGGCATCACCCTCGACATCGCTCGCTTTCAGAATCCGGAGCAGGCCGGGGCCAAGGCGCTCCGCACGGGCGTCTTCTATCTCCCGGAATTGAAGTCGCCGTATCGGAAGTACTACTCCGGCGACAAGGCAGGCTATGGCGGCTCCCAGTTCGTCACGAACCGCGCGACGCTCCAGAATCCGCTCATCATCAAGGCGGGGACGGGCGGGACCGCCATCGTCAAGGCCTACGATCTGCTCCTCGGCAAGGGCGCGTATGAGGCGATGCGGAGCGATGTACTGAAGAGCACCGTGAGCGCGATGCTGCCGATGATCCGGACGAATCCCAACGGCAGCCGGGAAGAGCGCCTCGTCTTTTGGGGCGCCCTGGGCCACGAGCAGCAGACGGCGGCGGTGGCCAATCTCCTGACGCGATACGGCGGCGCGCCCGCGCTGGCGTCCGACATTGTGCGCCACAGCACACAGGGCAACACCCTCGCCTATGCACTCCAGGAGCACATTGCGGCCTTCGCTATCCGCAAGGCGGGCTATGACTCCGTCCTCTCCTACTCCAAGGCCAAGGGCCAGCCCCGCCTCGCTGAGGTCTTCCATCTCGGCCACACGCACTACCCCACGGTCTCGCTGTCGCGGATCGGGATGCGCGAAGCGCTGGAAGATCTGGACGACGATCTCACCTGGGACGAGGACCCGCCGTGGTGGGTGGTCGAGGCGATCACGCGGACCCAGGACGGGAAGTTCGCGAGTCAGGGCCCCTGTCCCGAATCGGGCTGCGGCCGGGAGCGGGGGCACCAGGGCGCCCACCGCCCCAAGCAAGCCACCGTCGAGCGGGATGTGGTGGCCGATCCCGAGTGGACCGAGACCCTCAAGGCCATGCTCGCGGAGGGGACAGCGGCGCGGCCCACCTCGCTGTTTGCGAAGTCAGGAACGACCGCCGCCTATGAAGCCTGGAGCCGCAGCATGGACGCGATCACGCTGGCGATCCGGGAACGCGCGGATCAGGCAGGCGACCGCCAGGACCGGGATGCGATCCAGATGCATCGCGTCTTCGAGTGGAAGACCCCGCGCGATCTGAGCAACCACTGGGTCGAGAGCAGCCTGAACAACGCCTCCATGGGCCTGCGGCAGGCGGCGCGGGAACTCTGGGGCGGGGAGGTCTTCGACGCGACGAAGCCGATGTCGCACGAGGATGGCCAGGAGCGCGCCTTCATTTCCGTGAGCGATGCGCAAGTCATGAAGGGCGGTCGCCGCGAGAAGAATATCCCCGGCGCCACCGTGACCAAGGCGTTCGGCGAGTACCTCAAGGCCCAGCACGCCTGGACCCAGATCCTGCTCAAGAGCCAGCCCGACGAGATCACGCTCTATCGCGGCGTGACCATTCCGATCAAGGAGCGCAAGGAGGGGCTGCTGGCGGCCTGGCGCCCCGGCGCGCACGTCGACGTCAAGGTCGGCGCGCTCTCCAGTTTCTCCTCCGATCCTGGGATCGCGAATCAGTTCGGCGAGTGGATGCTCAAGGTCACCATCCCGAAGGAGCACGTGGTCGGGATCAATAGCACGGGGTTAGGGAGTCCTGGGGAAGCCGAGTGGGTCGTGGCGGGTGATCTCCGCAAGTTCAAGGCAGAGGTCATGAAGGTGCCCACGGAGATGCTCGCCTATCAGGGGCAGCAGACCCTGAAGCAGCAGCAGGCCAAGACGGCGACCGAGGCCATCGAGGCCGACGCCGACGTGGTCAACCTCGATGAACTCGATCAGGACTGGCTCATGCGCGCGCGGGCGCAGGCGCAGCAGGAAGCCGTGACGCGCACGGAAGATGGCAAGTTCGCGTCGAATGGCCCGTGCTCTGAGTTCGGCTGCGGCAAGAACCGGGGCCATCTCGGCAATCACGACACGCTCGACGTGCCCCACAAGGGCGAGCGGCCGGTTGAGCCTGACCCCTACTGGATGGAGCGGATTCAGGACGCCTTCGCGGCCGAGCGCGTCCGCGATCCGCTCGACGACGGCGACGAGGACGAAGAGGACCTCGTGAACCAGGCCGATAACGCGCGGAAGGCCCTGGCCACGCTCCTCCAGGGCGCTGACGACGTCAATCCGGATCTCCTCCAGGTGCTGGGCGAGCGCCAGTTCGCCGGATCCTGGGAAGTGGGCAGCGCACGCTACATCACCCAGACGCTGCGCGGGGCCGCGCAAGCCCTCTGGGGCGGGGAGGTATTCTCGGGCACCGCGGGCACGCTCGGGAAGGTGCTGGGACCGAACGAGATCAGCCTGGCTGCCACCCAAGAAGCGGCGGTCGCCACGGCTAAGACAGACGGGAAAGCCTCTTTCGACGCCGAAGGCGTCATGCATCATGCGACGAAGTATCTGCAAGCCCAGCACGCCTGGACTCAGACGCTGCTGGCGGATCGTGGCTACGCCGACCCGGATGATCCCGTCTATCTCTTCCGCGCCATCCACCTCCCGGACCGACACCGCAATCTCCTGAAGGGTTGGGAGAACGGCAAGATGGTCCGGGTCAAGGTCGGCGCGCTGTCGAGCCTCACCGAGGATGAGCAGACGGCGCGGTCGTTCGGGCCGCTGGTGCTGAAGATCCGCGTGCCGCGGCGGTATGTGGTCGGAACGTCGACCCTTGGCCTGGGCGACACGGAAGAGTACGAGTGGGTGGTCGCCGGGGACAACAAGAAATTCCACGCCCAGATCCTGCGGATGCCCTCCGCCTGGCCCGTGCCGGGGGCCATCAGCGCCGCCAAGGCCGCCAAGGCCGTGCAGGAAGCGCAGGACGAGGCCGAGGACGCGGTGAATCTCGACGCCTTCGATCCCGACTGGCTCCGCCGCCGCTGGCTCCGCCGAGAGACGGCGACCGCGGAGTCCCTCGCCGAGTACATCGTCAAGGTCGCAGACGGCTACCGGATCATCTCGCATGAGACCGGGAAGAACCTCGGCACCTTCAAGACGCGGAAGGCGGCCGAGAAGCACCTCCGGCACCTGGCGCAGTTCCGGGAAGCGGTGACGCGCACGCAGGACGGCAAGTTCGCGACCCAGGGGCCGTGTCCGGAAAGTGGGTGCGGGCGCGGCCAGGGGCACGGGGGCGCGCATGGCCCCGCGCACGAGACCGAGGCGCGCTGGCACATCCCGACCGCGGAGCAGTTCATCGCGGCGCGGAACCAGAACACGCGCGCGGGCTTCCTCTCGCCGCTGACGCCGGAAGGCCTCGCGGATCGCCGCCTGGTGATGGGCTACGGGGGCAAGGTCGGCTACGCCCTCGACCCCCAGGGCGACATCGAGAACGTCTTCAGCAATGACCAGCCGGGTGGGGGCCGGGAAGCGCTCTTCCACGCCATCAGCCAGGGCGGGGTCACCCTCGACTGCTTCGATGGCTACCTGCCGGAACTCTATACGCAGTACGGCTTCCACGAGACCGGGCGCGTGCGCTTCAATCGCGAGTACGCGCCCCCGGGCTGGAACTACGACAAGTACGATGACCCCGATGTGGTGATGATGGCCTGGGAGGGCTATCCCCATGGTGAAGCAGCCACCCGACAGCGACTCACCGGACCGAAAGACGACTGGCTCACCCGCCTCGAATCCCACACCTACTTCCCCGACTGGGACGCCGCCAAAGCGGACAGCCGCGGAGCAGTCCGTGCTGGACACCGTGTCGCGCACGAAGGGCGCAGCCTGGGTGAATCGGCACGCGGAGTTGATCCTGGAGCAGGCGCGCGCGCTGGGGGATCTCTAGCCGAAGCGGTCACCCGGACGCACGACGGCAAGTTCGCCAGTCAGGGGCCTTGTCCGGAATCCGGATGTGGCCGGGATCGCGGGCACGAGGGCGCGCACCGCGACCGGGAGACGCTGCGCCCCGCCGACTATCAACCCGCGCCGCGGTTCGCCACCGTCGAGGAGATGGAAGATTGGCTCAAGGCCACCTACCCCGATCTCCAGACCGGCCGGTTCTTCCGTGACGCCGAGAACTACAACCCGGAAGCCGTGGGGAAGATCGTGGCCACGTTCCACGACCTCGCGCAGCGCTTCCCTGACGTGGCCGCCCAGATCAAGGAGTTGACCGTCGCCGGGCCGTGGGATGACGACCTCGGGTGGTCACTGAACGCCTTCGCTGCGGCGGAGTACGTGCCGAAGGGCTGGGGGGGATCCCGGATCACCTTCAATCCCGGATTTCTCAATGGCGAGCGCGGTGACCTGGAGGCCAAGTCCACCAAGGCGCGCAATACAGGCTGGCTCGCGGTCGCGGGGGTCGAGGGCGTCATGGCCCACGAGTTCGGCCACATCGTGCAGGGCTACTACGAGGGCCTGCACGATCAGGCGATCACGGCAGTAACGCGCGCGAATGGGTTCGGCAATGTGGCGGAGACCGTGAAGGGCTGGACGCACTACATGCTTGCGAATCAGTCCGCGCCCAGTGACTACGCGAAGACCAACGACAAGGAGATGTTCGCCGAGACCTTCTCGACCTGGCATGCCCTCACGAGCGGGAATGAAAGCCGTCTCGGCTCACGGGGGATGACCTCGCGGGCGGTCGGGACGATTGATGATCTTCTCCGCGCCGTGGCGTCGAGGCGGACGAAGTCGGGCTATGTCCGCGACGTGCCCCAAGATCAGCGCGATGCCCTCTATCAAACGCACGTGGCACTCGCCAAGAGCCTGGGCTTGCCCGAAAAGATGGTCACAGGCGATTGGCTGGAAATTGTCGGCGCGATGAAGGGAGAGACACGATGACCACAGTGATCGCCCCGATCTGTCTGGAATGCACCCGCTACCACCGGGACGACCGCACGCAGTTCTGCTGCGACGCCTACCCGGACGGGATCCCCACGGCCATCGTCGAGAGTCGAGCGGATCACACCAAGCCCCTCCCCGGGGATCACGACCTGCAATTCGAGCCCCTCTACCCCGGGAAGGTCGGCGACTACACCGGCAATCCGCTCCTGACCGGGCGGGAAGTCTGGGAGAAGCCCGACGAGGGTGGCGAAGGCTAGATGGCCGACGACGTCAATACCCAGGTGCAGCACCTCCTCCTCCGGCGCGCCATCCGGCGCACCCGGTTCGAGAACGAGGTGATCCGCCTGGCCGTCGCCCGCTTCCGCCGGGCCATGACGGACACCGTGAGCGCGCTCCGCCACTCGGGCGCCTTCGACGGGACCACGCGGCGCGCGAACCTGGCCGCCCTCCTCACGCCGGGCGGCATGACCGCGCTCGACCAGCGCCAGAAGCTCGCCTCGCTGATGGTCACCCTCACGGGGCTCTGGCGCCAGGCGCGGTCCGACGTCGGACGCCTGCTCCACGCCCATCTCCGCGACTACGCGGAACTGGAACTGCGCGAGGTGCCAAAGGCCGTGGGCGATCTCCTCCAGCGCGAAGCCCTCCGCCCCATCCAGGAAGCCCAGGACGACATCACGCCGAACCTCGCCATCGCGTTCAACTCGGTCCCCGCGGGGCAGATCGCCCAGTTGACCACGAGCCCCCTCGGGGGCGCCTCCGGCTTCGAGCAGTCGCTCCAGGATCTCTCCGACCGCCTGCTCGCGCGTGTGCGCGGCACGCTCACCACCGGCCTCATCCAGGGGCAGGGCGTGCCCCCGGTGGCCAAGGCCCTCCAGGGCGCGATGCAGAACCTCCGCTGGGAAGCCGAGCGCATCGTGCGCTCCGAGTTCACCCGCACCGCGGCGCAAGCGGGCCTGGTCCAATACCAGCAGAACCGGGACCTGCTCGATGGCGTGCAGTGGGTCGCGACCCTCGACGCGCGGACCTGCCTTCAGTGTGGCCTCCTCGATGGGGAGACCTGGGACTCCGCCGCCGAGGCGCAAGTGCCCGTAGTCGACACCCATCCTTCATGTAGATGCATTATAGTTCCTATCGTCAAGGACGCCAAGCGGCTCGGCTTGCCGCCCTCCACGCGCGCGAGTTTCTCCGGGCAGGTGCCCGCCACGCTCAAGTTCCCCGCCTTTCTCCGGAAGCAGACGGCGGCGTTCCAGCGCGAAGTGCTGGGCCCGACGCGCTACCGGCTCTGGAAGCAGGGCAAGCTCCAGTTGCGTGACTTCGTCACCTCCGCGGGGATCCGCTCGGTCAAGAGCGCCTTGGCTCTCGCCCGGAGTCACGGGTGAGCCCCACCCTCCGCCCCCGCCGCACCGTGGGGGTGGAGGTGCCGGTGCAGTTCCTCACGCGGTTCATGCAGGTCACCGCCCATCCGCTGCACTGCGCCCTGGTGATCGACGGGCCTGCGTGTAGCTGCGGGCAAACGGCGGCGCTGCGGGCGGTCCGCCAGGAGGTGGCGAAGTGGTTGGAGTCCACGCGCTCGTGATGTCCACCAATGTCCCCGCGCGGCGCCGGGCGCGGGCGGTGCGGACGGTGACCCCCTCCACCGTGGCGCGGCTACTGGAGGTGAAGTCCGACACCGTGCTGCGCTGGATCCATGCGGGGGATCTCCCGGCGCTGAACATCGGGACCGGGCCCAATGCCAAGCGCTTCGTGATCTTCCGGAAGGATCTGATCGCCTTCCTGGCCCAGCGGGGGTTGACCCACGAGCGGGTGAAGGATCTGGTGAACTTTTAGAACTCCCCGTCGTCCCAGCTACGATGGAAGAGCCAGCGCAGCCCCACCAGCAGCGCGAGGGGGCCCAGGCCGATGAGGGCGGCCAGCAGATCGAGCCACACCGCCGCGCCTAGATCGAGCATCATCCCCCGCTCCGGCGATAGTCGCCCGCCCGTGGGCAGGTGGCGAAGTGGGAGATGTAGCCGCGGAACTCGCGCGCCCCGTGATGACGGGCGTGCATGACTTCATGGTCTGAGGATACCTCTCGTCCACGTCCATGTCAAGGGGTATTATTCGGGTGGGGTGAACCCCTCGGGCACCTTCCGCCACTCGATCAGGGTCACCAGCGCCTTCGGGGCCTGCCCCTGCCGCTTGGCGGCCGCCATCCGCCCCCGGTCCCGACGTCGGACCCGGGCGACCACTTCCTCGGGGGTCTGGAACCATTCGATCTGCCCGCTCGGGAACAGGGCGAACCAGCCGTCATAGGCCATGCCCTGAGCGGGCTCCACGATCACCTTCGTCCGCTGGTTCTTCCAGCCCGTGCTCCGGAAACTCATCCGGCGTGTGCCCATCGTGTCGCTTCATCGCGCGCCGGAACCAGCGCTGCCCCGGGCGCTTGGGCCATTACTTGGCCCCTCCCCGATGCGCCGCGATCATCGCCGCGTAGGTCTTCACCAACTGCTGGGCCACCGCCAGATCGGTCTCGATTGCATGGCGTCGCCACTCGGCCGTGAGGTTCTGGAGGACCCAGGTCTTCAACTCCACCTGCCGCTCCGCCTGCGCCTGGCACTGGATGAGGCCTTCGAGGAGCACGTCCATCTCGTTACCTCCTTGGGGTTGGGTGCTGTCCATGGGCTGAGTCTACCAGGGTCCACGTCCATGTCAAGAGGAAAGAACAGGCCCCCGCCCACCCTGGCGCCTGCGCGTTAGGCGGCGGGGCTCACCGCCTTCCGGGCCAGGGCCAGGCGCAGCCCTCGCTCCCGGCGCGCGAGCCGGGCCAGGGCGGCCTCCGCCCGGCGCCGCCTGGCCTCCCAGCGGGCCTTCGCTTCCAGGACCTGGGTCAGGCGTTGGTCCGACGTCGGACGCGCCTTGGCGGGCTTCCGGGGCATCTTCCGGGGGCGGAGCCTGCCGTCGAGCCAGCCCTTGGCCAGGACGTAGCGGACCACCTCTAGCTCAAAGGCCGCGTGCGCCCCACCGTGATCCTGGAAGTTGGGCATCCGTCTGGAGTGCCAGATGTGGGAAACGTCATGGACCAGCCGGGCCCAGCCTCGATTCAGGTTCCGGGTGGGCTGGAGGCTGATCCAGCAGCGCCGGGGCTGGCGCCGGTAGGCGGGCTCCTTGTAGTGCGCGGCCAGCTTCTGGTAGGCCCGCATGGCCTCCTCTCTGGTGATCGCGGGCAGGGGGTAGGACCAGGCTGCGTTCACGTCCGCGTAGGTCGTCATCCGCCAATCCTCCATGGACAAGTGGTGAACTTCATGGATCTATTTTACCACAAGTCCACGTCACTGTCAACGGGGCGACACCTGGGGGTTGGCCCTCCCCCGGCTATAGGCGGCGGTAGGGGCTACTCCCACCCGCCCTTGCGGAACATCCCCAGCCAGAGGCAGATGCCCCCGCCGACCAGCAAGAGCCCCAAGGCCAGGAGTAGCGGGAGCCAGTAGTCGCCTTCCAGGATCACGGGCTCCAAATCAGCGGCCTCGCCGGGGGGGCGTCCAGGCGGCCAGGAGCCGCCCGCCGGGGCCACTATGCCGGTCGTCGATCAGGTTCCCGGTCTCCAGGGCGTCGAGCAGGATCGTCATGCACGCCGCCGCGTGCGCGGCGTGGTGAAAGCCCGAGTCGGGCGCGCGATCTTCCCCATCGAGCAGCGCGAGCAAATGGCGCTGGGCCGCTTCGATGTAGACCGAGATCGAGATGGGGAACTCGCGCCAGTTGTAGGGCCCGTACTTCTGCGCGCCCTCGCCCATGGCCCGCGCGATGTGTAGTAGAGCGGCCGGGGGAATCAACCGGAGCGGAGCCTTCGTGAGGCCGATCTTGTCCTTGGGGTTCTGACGGCGCCGCCCGCGCGCGACCGCCCGCCGCTTCTTCATCGCCACACCTGGAGCGCGCGCGCCCCGACGACGAGCCCGAACGCGGCCCAGGTCTGCCACGCGACGACTTCACGCAGGATCAGGAGCGAGACGAGGAGGCGGGTGAGCGCCGTCCCCAGGGTGAAGACGATCACCGCGTCGATCAGGGAGCCACTGAGGTGTTGCAGGCGATAGATCGCGTAGGAGATGACGCACGCGGTCGGGAGCCAGATGGGCGCGAGCGCCACCCAGGACTCCTCCGGATACCACCGGATCGCCAGTTCGTAGAGCACGGCCGCGCCGGAGGCGAGGAGACTCCATGCGAGCGCCCCCATCTACACCTCCACCGTGATGCGCGGCGACCAGCAGCGCGAGCGCGTGGGGCCATCGCCCACGTCCGAGCGGTGCGCCTGGATCCGGATGAACGGGGCGCCGAGCGGGACGGGGTTCATCATCCCCATCTCGGCATAGCCCCCGCGCGGGACCTGCCCCTGGCGATTCCCTACGATGTAGGAGCGAGCGAAGCCGCCGCTGTTGACGAGGAGAATGTCGCGATGCACGAGATCGGGTGCGCCCTTGCCATGCCAGCGCGGATAGGGTCGCTGAATGCGCGTCGCGGGCATCTTGCAGGTATGCCCCATCACGAAGATGTCGGCCCCTTCCCAGCCAAAGGCCGCGCGTTCGAGCTTGTTGAGCGGCGCGGCCGCGGTGGCCCCGCCACCCGTGCCGTGATGCGCCCAGAGGACGACGTTGAGGCGCGAGGTGTCGATCTGAAACTGAAGCCGCACATACGCCGAGGTGCCGAGGTGCTTCGCGTCGAGCATGGCGCAGAGGCGCATGTCGGTGGTGTCGCCGCTCTTGAGTTGCGTGAAGTGATGCCCTTCGAGCATCCCGAGCCAGCGGCCCTTGGTGGGCTTCAAGGCCAACTCGTAGATCTCGTGCGTGAGTTCCATGGCCTTGTCGTCGATCACGTCTTCGGCGCTGTCGTAGAGGGCGGCGCCCTTGAGACGTTGGCGGTTGGAGGGGGACATGAAGTCGATCATGTCGCCCATGCCGAGGAAGTAGGCGTTCTCGTCGAGCGCCTTGTCGATGGTGCGGCGGAGGACGTCGAGGGCGGTGGGGCCGCGCTTACCGGCCCACTGGATGTCCCCGATGGGGACGACGGTGATGGGGCGTTTGTCGGATTGCCGATGCGGGACCTCCCACGTGACCAGTTCCACCTAGCGCTCGGTGGCGCGCGTGGGCGAGCCCTCCCGTGATGCGGGCATCGCAGAAGGGACAGTCGTTCGTGTTGAGCGGCTCCTCGCATTCGTCCATGGTCGACTCCCCATTCAGTTGGGCTCCCCGTGGTGTGGTGCGGTGGCGAGAGGGATGGAGGGACCGCAGTCGAGCCGTCTGCTCGGCAGCGGATGATTCATGCACTCAAAAGGTACGGTGAGAATTTCGCCTCGCCCAACAAGTTTGTCGCGCGCCTATGGGGGGTCAGGTCCGACATCGGACGGGACCATCAGTGGCAGGGGTACATCCCCCCTAATCCCCCGTAGCCCCGCGTAACACGCCCCCTAACCTACCGAAAAGTCGTGCCTTTTCGCCCGCCTCGCCGCCTATGCTCAGAGCAGCATGGCGAAGAAACGCACGAAGCGCGCGTATGGGAAAGCCTCCTGGCAGATGCGCGAGGCGGCCCGTGAGGCCGCCGCGTCGAACCCCGAACTCGGGGCCGCCGCCCGGCTTCTGGAGGACCTAAAGGAGCGCGGACTCGGGGCCGTCCAGGACGGCGTGGTCTCGTTCCAGGCGGTGACCGGCGCGCTCCAGCAGACGCTCGGGGCCGACAAGCCGGTGGTCAGCACCTACCTCGACTCGGCCGTCTACCGCGAGGGCCAGAGCTACCACCAGGTCGACTACCGCCTGGTCACCACGGACGGCGGCATGACGCAGGCGAAGATCCTGGGCGCCCCGCGCGAGATCGAGGTGGAAGAGCCCGAGACGGCGCTCGCCGAGAGCCGCGACACCGCGCTGATCGAAGCGCGCCCGGCCGGACGGCTCAACCCGGGCGCCCTCAAGCGGGACCTCAACATCATCGAGGGCACCGTCCTCATCACCGCGCTCTCGCAGAACGGCGCGGGCAAGGGTGGCCGCCGCTACTCCGATCAAGCCTTGAAGCAGATCGCGAGCATGGCGGAAGGGCTCCCGGCCTACCTCAATCACGTCGCGCCGGAGCAGGCGTTCAAGCCCCGCGATGTGAAGGACCTGATCGGCGTCCATCGCAATGTTCGCTACTACCCCCGCGAGGGAAAGATCACGAGCGATCTGCACGTGATGGAGCATCAGGCGCCCCTCGTGTTCGGGATCGCCGAGAAGCTCGGTGATCACATCGGGAACTCCCTCGTCAGTCGCGGCCTCGTGCAGATGGAAGGCGAGACCGAAGTCGTCAAGGAAGTCCTGGCCGTCCGCTCCGCCGACATCGTGTCCGATCCCGCCACCACGCGGGGATTGTTCGAGTCGCGGCAGGACCTGGCCGATCCCTTCGGGGCGCTCATCGCGGAGATCCGCGAATCCCTTACCGCACACACGGAGGACACCCGCATGGACCTGGCTGCGATTCTCGCGCACCTCAAGGCCACCCCCTCGGACCAGAAGGCGCTCGCCGAGCACTTCGGCCTGGTGTTGAAGACCGACGTCGAGGCCGAGGTGAAGCCGCTGAAGGAAGAGAAGGCCGCGCTCGTCGCGCGGGCGGAGAAGGCCGAGAGCGAGTTGCAGGAGGCCCAGGTCAAGCTCGATGGCTTCGAGGCGCAGGCCGCCCTCGCCGCCAAGCGCGCCAAGCTGGAGACGGTCATCGCCGAGCACGACCTCGGCAAGAAGTACGGGAAGAACGCGGACGCGGTCTCCTCGAAGTTCAAGACCCTCCTCGAAGGCTTCGCCGAGGACCAGTGGAAGGACCTGCTGGACGACCGGCTGAAGAGCCTGCAAGGCGCCGCGCCGCAGTCGCGCGCGCCGCAGTCCGGCCTGAAGGCCGATCTCCTGGAGTCCACCTCCGGCAAGGCGCCCATCGCGGACGGGGCGCACGCGCGGCTGGCTGAGGCGCTGACGATTCGCTAAGGCTCTCAACCCCTGTCCGGCGGCAGTAGCGGTCCTGGTCAGAACCGCGAGCCCGACCGAGAAAAGGACGACAACCAAAAATGACCTCGACTTATCGCGGCCGTTGGGACGACATGAGCAACCCGAAGCACGTCAAGGAGTACCTGATCGACACCGCCGCCACCATCGAGGTGGGCGATCTGATGTGGTGGGACAACGTCTACCGCGTGGCGCGGAGCTTCGCCGACGCGCGCGGGTGGACGGGCAGCACGGACGGCTCGCAGGGCCAGGCCGCCGAGTGCTTCATCGGCGTGGCAATGTCCGCCCACACCGCGAACGACACGCTCAACAACACCGTCCGCATCGCGGGCAAGGGTGTGTTCGGCTTCACCGTCACCACCGCGGCGACCTTTGAGGTCGGCGACTTCGTGACGGCGTCGAAGGATCCGTCGTTCTCCCTGCTGCTCGATCAGGCCGTGGACAAGTCCGCCGTGGATGCGTCCAACGAGCCCACCGCGCGCGGGCGGGAGCTTTCCATCGGCCGGGCGGCCAAGCGGTACGGCGTCGCCACCTCGGTCGTCGAGGTCGAGATCAACGGGACCAAGGAGACGGGATCGGCTCGGCCCCTGAGTTCGTAGGGGCCCTCAACCTCAACCAGTAGGCAGCACAGAGTCTCCCGGAGGGAGGACACCGGCACATGCGCATCGACGACATTCGGTCCATGAAGAAGGAACTGGGCACGCGCGGGTTCTTGACCGTGCTCGCGGAGGCCCTTCAGGGCCGCGATGGCGCGGGGAAGCAGGTGCCCAAGCTCGCCCCCGAGCGGGTGTCCATTCGCGCCCTGTGGGAAGGGCTGGTCGGCCCGGTCGATGAGACCCTCGGCCCCCAGCGCATCGCGGGCGATCTCAACTACGTGGAGATGCAGGAGGCCATCGACTCGACGGCCTTCCCGTCCGCCACGGGCGTGCTCATCGCCGCCAAGGTCATCGAGGCGTATGACTCGGTGCCCCGCATCGGCGACCGGCTCGTCACCACGATGGCCTCGCGGCTGAAGAGCGAGCGCATCGTGGGCTTCACGGCCCAGGAGGGGGCGCTGGAAGTCCCCGAGGGCATGCCGTACCAGGAGTCCGGGTTCGGCGAGAAGTATGTGACCACCGACACGGCGAAGAAGGGCCGCCTCATCTCCATCACGGAAGAGGCGATCTTCTTCGACCAGACCGGCCAGATCCTCCTGCGCGCCCAGAACATCGGCAACGCCACGGCGCAGGAGCGCGAGAAGACCATCCTCGCGGGTGTGCTCGACGTGGGCTCCGGCGCGGCCGGGTTCAAGGACGTCTACAAGCCCTCGGGCGTGGCGGCCTCCCTCTACACGGCGGCCGACAACACCCTGCTGAACACCTCGACCCCGCTGGTCGACTGGACGGACATCGACGAGGTCCTGCGTCACCACGCCAACAACATCCGCGACGACCGTCTGCAAACGGCGGAGCGGGAGCCCATCATCTGGATGCCCGACACCCTCCTGGTGGCGCGGCGTCTGCTCGGCACGGCGGCCCGCATCATGAACGGCACGCAGCAGTGGTCGCAGCCCGCGGCCACGGATGCCTCCAGCATCCTGATCACCGGCAACCCCATGCAGAGCATCCTGCCGGGGCTGACGGTGGTGTCCTCGCCCCTGATCGACTATCTCGCCACGGTCACCGGCTCTCGGTATGCGGACGCGGGCGACTGGTTCCTCGGCGACTTCAAGAAGCAGTTCATCTGGCAGGAGATCTGGCCGCTCCAGACGTTCCGCGCGCCGGAGCAGAACGAGGCGCAGTTCTCGCGGGACGTGATCGCGCGGTTCAAGGTCCGGTACTACGGCGGCATCGCGGCCATCGACAACAAGTACGTCATCAAGGTCAACGGCTAGACCTAGCGCGGGGAGGGTGACCCCCTCTCCCAGCTAGGGCGTCTCACGGGGGCGCCGGGGAGGCAGACCAGGCCCCGGCGTCCCCGCTCTATGTCAGGGCCTGAGCGCGATGGGCGCGTCCGGGCCCGTGTGGGCAGCACCACCAAGCGCACCTTCAGGAGGGCGCATGCGCGGGACGATTGCCATTCTCACGGGGCGAGGCCCGGCATGCGATGGCCTCAGCGAGTGGATCGAGCGGGAAGTGCCGCTCGGCACCGTCCAGATCCTCCGCCTCCCCGGCAATCAGATCGCCTGGCAACGCAACCAGGCGGTGGCCCGCTTGCGGTCGGACGACGAGTGGCTCCTCTTCGTGGATGCCGACTGCATCCCGCCGCGCGGCACCCTCCCCCGCCTCCTGAGCCATGAAGTTGGCGTGGTGGGCTCGCTCATCATCGAGCGCGTCGCGCCCTTCGCCGTCTGTGCGGTGCGGACGCTGGAGCCTTTCTCCCGGTTCCAGATCGAGGACTTCCCGGCGAGCGAGACCCTGCTCCGGCCCGTGGCGAGTGTGGGGACGGGCTGCCTCCTGATCCGCCGCGCCGTCTTCGATGCGCTCCCGCGGCCCTGGTTCCGGGTGGGCCAGATCCCGGGAGGCGAAGACCTCCTGGCGGAAGACCTCGACTTCTGTCTCCGCTGCGCCCAGGTCGGGTTCCCCGTCTTTCTCGATCCGGGCGTGCGCGTCGGGCACGAGACCAAGGTCACGCTCTTCCCCGGCGACGGGGAGATTGCCGCCCAGTTCGAGAGCCCCATCGGCGCCCTGCCCTACCGCGTCCCGCTTCCCGTGGAGGATCTCCGTGACCTTCACCTATAACCCGGCGAGCCCGGGCTCCATCGACTACGTGCGCCTCTACATCCAGGACACGGTGGCCGCGCAAGCCCAGTTCTCGGATGAGGAGTTGGCGGTCTTCCTCCAGGCACAAGGGGGCGACGTGCGCCTGGCGGCCGCAGATGCCCTCGACGCCTGGGCCAACCTGATCGTCCGCAGCGCCATCCGCTGGAATGTGAACGGCATGGGCGTGGACCGGACGATGGTCCCCGACCAGATGCGCTTGCAGGCCCAGCAGTTGCGGGACGTGGCGATGGCCATTCCCTACGAGTTCGAGTCGGTCCTGGATGCGGCGACCTCGCCTTATGGGGAGGACCTCTCGAACTACCCGAACACGCCAGACGGCGAGAGCCCGATCCCCTGATGGACTTCCTCTTCACCTACGAGCGCGCCATGATCCTCCAGGACGCGCACGACATCTTCCGCACCGGCCCCTCGGTGGCGGTCACCTACCGGCGCTATACCGGGAGCAGCTTCACCCCGTCGACCGGCGCCTACAGCCCGAGCTACACCGACACCGCAACCCTGGCGATTCGCAACGCGATCCCCGTGCGCGAGGTGCAGGCCTCAGACGGCCTCTTCCGCCAGGGGGATCTGCGCTTCATCGTCGAGCGCGCCGTCATTGCCGGAGAGCCGACGAAGGACGACCACCTGGTCGATGGGACGCGCGTCTACGACCTGATCGACTGGGACTCGGACCCGATGGAAGCCCTCTGGCGGATCGCCGCGCGGGAGGTCGCGTGAGCGCGCCGCGCGGGGGCACCGTCGTGATCCTGAATCAGGGCAAGGTCTCGGTCGATCTCCTGGACTGGGTGCGGACTTTGCCGCCCGATGTGGCGCTGGAGAAGCCGCAAGGCGGGCCCCAGATCGCGCGCATGCGGAACCTGGGCGCGGCCAAGGCGCTCAACGGCCCCTGGGTCCTCTTCGTAGATGCAGACGTGGTGCCCCGGCCCGACGACCTCCCGAAGATCCTGAGCCGGGACCAGGCCCTGATCGGCGCCGTCTGCTGCCGTCGCTACCCGCCGTGGGAACTGACGGCGGTCAAGGACGGCTGGACGAATGCCCAGGACATTCGCCGCGTGAGCCTGGCGACCCTGCCGCGTGAGGGCGTCCTCAAGGTCTCCGCGGTGGGAACCGGCTTCCTCCTCGTGCGCCGGAGCGTGTTCGAGGCCGTGCGCTTCCCCTGGTTCAAGTGCGGGCAGATCCGCCAGGACCTCCTCCTGGAAGACACGGGGTTCTGCCTCGAAGCGGCCAAGGCGGGGATTCCCACGTACCTCGACTGCGAGGTGCGGGTGGGGCACGACTTCGGCGGCGGCATCGTGCGCCCCGGCCGCGATGGGCGCCCCTGGCTCTACTGGGCCAACGGGCACGTCGAGGCGGTGGGCACGCTTCCGACAATCCCGGAGCGTCCGACGTCGGACCCGGTGACGGTGGAAGCCGCGGTGGGGCGATGAGTGATCCCCTGGTCGAGCGCGTCTTGCGCGGTGTCATCGAGCGCGAGGGCGGCTATGTCGACCACCCGGCCGACCATGGCGGCCCGACCAAATACGGGATCACGCTGCGCACGCTCGAAGCCTGGCGCGGCACGCCCGTGACGGCCGCGGATGTGGCGGCACTCACCGTCGAGGAGGCCACGGCGCTCTATGTCGCGCGCTATGCGACCCCGCTGGCGCGCCTGGAGTTCGCCCCCGATCTCTTCCGCTTGCTCCTGGACATCGCGGTCCTGTCCGGCCCGAGCACCGCGGTCCGCCTGCTCCAGAGCACGCTCAATCGCGCGGGGGAGAGCCTCGCCGTGGATGGCGCGCTCGGCCCCCGCACGGTCATGGCGGTGGTGCGGAAGGATCCGGCCGTGCTCCTCCAGGCGCTGATCAAGGCCCGTTGTCGAGCGCTGGTGCAACTCGTCACGCGGGACCCCACCCAACTTGTCTTCCTGGAGGGCTGGCTGATGCGCACTCTGGACTTTCTCCCGGCGGCGGCATGAGTGCCGCGCCGAAGCAGCATCCACCGAGGGTACATACGAACCCCATTCGTGAGTTCCTGCATCCCGGGCGCCGCCGGACGGACAACCCCCTGGTCGTGGGGCTGGTCGTGATGGGCATTGTCTTCATCGCGGTGTGCTCGGCCATGAGCACCTTCGCCGCCTGGGCCATGAGTGGCACGTTCGAGCGCTTCAGCGCCGAGATGCGGCAGATCCAGCAGGAGTCGCTGAAGGTCCGCGGCACGGTGATTTCGTCGCTCGACGAGAACTCGAAGGCGCTCTACCGCCTCTGTGTCATCAGCGCCAAGACGCGCGAAGAGGCGCAGAACTGCACGGCGCCCAAGCCGTTCATGGTCCCCCCGGGGCCGCCCCCGTCGTCGACGAAGCCCAAAGGGAGGTAAGTGACCCCCGCCATGTCCCCCGGCAAGCGTCCACCCATCACTCTCACCGCGAACGGCAACGGCAATGGCTCGCCGATGTCCTATTTCAACGACGCCCCCTGGTACGTGAAGGTCGGGCTCTGGCTCATGGTCTGGTTCGGTTTCCCGACGATTTTCTGCATCGCCCTCTTCGGCATTTTCATCGGCTATCTGCCCTCGCCCATGCTCACGACCGATCAGGCCATCCGGGAGCATCGCGAGGAGACGCGCGTGATCTTCAAGTACATCGAGACCTCGACGCGCTCGCTCCGGCAGATCTGCCGGAACACCTCCACCAACAAGATCGAGCAACTGGCCTGTGACCAATAGGAGCCCCCGCATGGTGCGAGTCGCGGTCGTCCTGCTGTCCCTGTGCGCGCTGCTCTCACCCGCGTGGGCGCAGACGCCCAACACGTGGACCGAGCACTCGAACACCGCCTTCTCAGCGTGGGCAGTGTCCAGCGGCGTGCAGGCCGAGCACGACAGTTGTAACCCGTCGTCCGGCGTCGGCGCGATTCTCGGCGCCTGGGTGTCCGGGGCCTATCACGACGGGCTCAAGAAGTACCTGGCCTATCGGCAAGGCGGCCATGCGGACGGCTGCTGGAACGGCGGCGCGGCGTTCGATCCGGCGACGAAGACCTGGTCGCGGCTCACCACGGCATCGCCGAATGCCACGAAGATGACGAGCGCCAACCCGGACGATACCAACTTCCTCGTCAAGTATGCGGACGGCACGCCCGCCTCGGTCCATTCCTACGGCACGCAGTTCTGCATCACGAGTGGGGCCCTCAACGGCAAGTGCGTGACCTCGGGCGGGATCTACTGGAGCCGCGCCGGGAAGTCCTCGCCGGAAACGCCCTTCCTCTACGACCCGAGCCAGCCCACCGCGGCGACGGCCTACACCGAGAAGAAGCTCCGCCCGGGCGGCTACGGCACCGTTATGGCCTGGAACGCCACGCGGCAGCGGGCCTTCCTGGCGGGCTCGGCGGGGGCGTATGAGTGGGAGCCCGTCGCCGATGTCTACACGCAACTCTTCACCACGACGGGACCGGGCACCGGCACGACGGTCGCGCTCGATGAGGCCGCAGGGCGGGTCTATCTCCTCTTCGGCGGGGGGACGGCGGGGACCCGCCTGAAGGTCGTCGACTACGCCACGGCGGCGACGACCAAGTACCAGACGATCACCACAACGGGCGGCGCGGGGCTCGAAGATCTCGCCGCCCCGGGCTTCGTCTTCGCCGGGCGGGATGCCACGAATCGCGCGCGCCTCGTCGGCCTGGGCAAGGCGAGCGTCACGATCCCGAACCCGGCCGGGGGCACGGTCACCGGGGATCGCGCGGCGATCTTCGTCCTCCTGGACGACAACGTCTGCGGGCGCGGCACGGCCGCCCCGTGCGCCTGGACGCGGATCACCCCGACCAACGCCACGAGCAATCTTCCGCCCAAGCCGTTCACCAACGGCATGTGGAACAAGTTCTTCGCGCACGGGTGCGATCTCTTCGCCATCGTGGCCAGCGACAAGCAGAGCGCGGCCCAGTTGCCACCCAGCGGGGATCTGGGGAACGTCTGGTCCTTCCGCCCGGACTTTGCGCTGCCGTCGTGTGGCGGGCCTCCGCCGCCCCAGCAGTTCCCGGTCACCGTGACGGCGGGCCCGGGCGGGACGGCCAGCGGGCCCACAGGCCTGGTGACGGTGGGAGCGCCCGTGACCCTCACGACGACGCCGAACGCCGGGCAGCAGTTCACCGGGTGGACGGGCGATGCGGTCTGCGCCAACACCTTCGCGATGCCCGCGCAGGCCGTCGCCTGTCAGGCGAACTTCGCGCCGATCCTGGTCACGCTGACCGTGAACACCGTGGGGCAGGTGATCGCCTCCGGCGCGGGCAGCTACCCCGTGGGGAGCGTGGCGACGCTGGCCCTTACCTCCGTCGCGCCGGGCTGGGGCAACGTGACCGTGTCCGGGGATCCGGGCTGCGCCCTGGGGCCGATCACCATGGATAGCAACAAGACCTGCCTGGTCCTGGCGACCGACGTGCAGGCCCCGCAGGTGCTCATCACGGCGCCCACCAACGGCGACATCTTCACGCAAGCCGTGGTCGTGCCCATCGGCGTCCAGGCGACGGACAACGTCGGCGTGACTGAGGTGGTCTGCACGGTCAATGACGCCCCCGTGCCGTGCGCGGGCTGGGATCTGGCAGGCCTGCCGAAGGGGCACTACACCCTCGGCGCCCGCGCGAAGGATGCCGCGGGGAACGTGGGGTCCAGCAGCATCACGGTCACGGTCGTGCTCTGCCCCGTGTGCCCGCCGCCGACCGCGCTCTACCCGCTCGACACCGAGAAGACCGGGACGGGCGACGGGGTCGTGGGCGGAGACGGGCTCTACAAGGAAAACGCGCCCGTCACGCTGATGGCGTCCCCTGATGACGACTCCACCGAGGGCACCTGGAGCCCCGCGCCGTGCAGCAGCGCGCCCTTCCCGATGCCCAAGGCCGCCCTCACCTGCACGAAGACGTTCACGAAGAAGAGCTACGCGCTGACCGTGGCGGCGGCGGGCCAGGGCACGGTGGCAGGCGGCGGCCAGTTCACCGCGGGCGCCCTGGTCGTGCTGACGGCCACGCCCGCCGCGGGGTGGACCTTCGCGGGCTGGGGCCCGGCCCCCTGTGCGCCGCAGTTCGCCATGCCCGCGAACGCCCTGGCCTGTACGGCGACCTTCACGCAGCAGGCCTCGGGGCCCGTGTCGAATCTCGCCGACCGCACCTGGCGGAACTTCCCCCTCTCCGTGCTCGGTCAATCCAAGCACGCACGGATCATCTTCGACAGTACGCGCGGCCGCATGGTCGTGGCGGGCGGGGACGGGACGGACGGGAGCGGCAACAGCTTCACGGGCCAGATGGTCCACGCCATCGACCTCGCGGTGAGCGCGACGTGGCAACGGCTCCACGGCTTCTGTCCGGCGCAGGGCGGGGTGATTCCCCCGGGCGCGGATGACTCGACCTGGGTCTATGACGCCAAGCGGGACCAGGGCTTCATTGCCCCGGCCTACTACGGGGGCATCACCACGAAGTGCGCGCCGATGGTCCCGCTGAAGCCTGCGGAGCCCGCGCTGTATACGCCCCCGAGCGGCCCGCCGCAACTGGCCAAGCCCGCCGCGGGCACGCCTGCCTATGCGGACTACCTGGCCTCGCCGGAGTACCAGGCCTATCTCGCGTCCCCCGAGTACAAGACCTACCTCGCCGCCGCGACCAAGCGTGCGTATGTCTTCAACTTCGCCAGTAACACCTGGGCCATCTGGAACGGGCCGACGCCCCCGAGCAGCCCCCCGGGCGCCACCACGCCGACCTTCGGCTGGGGCGGGGATCTGCACAACCACTTCGGCGTCCTCGATCCGACGACCGACAAGGTCTACCGCGGCACGTACCTCTGCAATACCGGCGGCATGCAGATCATTCCACTCGATGGGGCGCCGGGTGAGTGTCTCCCCTTCTCGTTCCCGAATGCCCCGGCCGGGTCCTGGGATGTGGGCAACGACCAGTCCGCCATCGACGTCCAGGGGCGGCACATCTACATCATCGCCCGCTGGAAGCGCGTGCTGCTCAAGTGGTCCATCGACCAGAAGAAGGTCGTGGAGTTGATCCCAATGCCCGCGACCTGGGTGCGGCCGACGAGCGAGTTCGGCGGGGGCGACTACGAGACCCACATCGCTTTCGACTCGAAGAACCGCGTGCTGATGATCCCCAACGACGTGTCCTACGGCGGGGCGACGACCGGCACGCTCATCGACGCGACGACGGGCCAGAACCGCGGCGTCTACTTCTTCAACGTCGACACCAAGGCCTGGGAGTGGGAGCCCGCCCCAACGGACAAGGCCGTGTCGGGGAACATCCTCGGCTACGACCCCAAGAACAACGTCTTCGTCTACGTCGGGCGGAGTGCGGCCGGGAAGCCGGTCGAATACTGGACGTATCGGTACAAGAACTGATGTCGAGCGACGAGATCCAGGCCCTCACCCGCGCCGTCGCGAAGACGTTCGGGGAAGACATCGCCCAGGAAACCTGCCGGGTCTTCCTGGAGCGACAGCCGCACCTCACCGACAAGGCCCTGCGCTGGTGGCGGCGCACCGCGCGCTTCCTCCGCAACGAGCAGCGCGACAAGGCCGCCGTGCGACGGGCGCCCCGGTACTGGCTCGAAGCGGAGTGGACGATCCGGCGCCGATTCTCGTCGCCCGAGCAGTGGGCGGCGTGCTGGGAGTTGGTGGACCGGATCCCCCCGGAAGTGACCCTGCAACTGGTGCAGATCGAGGGCGTCCGCACGGATCACACCATCGCCTGTACGGCGCAGCGGGTCTTGCGCCGACATGCGGCACGGTATGCGCGCTTCACGGGGGCCGGGGCATGATGCTCCGCCTGCTCGTGCTCGCGCTAACGGCTGGACTCCTGGTGGTGCCGACCTTCGCGCAGCAACTCACGCTCACCTGGACGGACAACGCCACCACGGAGACGGCGTTCATCATCCAGCGCGGAGATACGGCCACGGGGCCGTTCATCGAGCGGGCGCGCACGGGGATTGATGTCACCACCTACGTCGATGATGGCGTGGTGTGGGGGGCAACCTACTGCTACCGGGTCGCCGCGACGGACGGGACCCTGACTTCGACCTTCTCGAACGTGGCGTGCGGCACGGTGCCCCAGCCGCCACCCCCGGTGATCTACGTCTTGACCGTTGGCAAATCAGGGCCCGGCACGGTGAGTCGCGCGCCAGTGGGCACCGCGTGCAGTAGCACCGGCTCCACGTGCTGGCAATACCCCGCGGGCAGTGTGGTGGTGCTGACGGCCAAGCCTAACAGCGGCGCGCGGTTCGTGGGCTGGAGTGGAGGCGGGTGTAGCGGCAGCACCGCGCTCACCTGCACGGT